CCCCCGGGCCTACGTAGATGGCACGCTCTATTCTCAGGAAGCCTTGGCGAGGCGACCGACGAACTCGGGGGCGTGGTTCACGACGCCGAAGCGGGTGTTGGCGACGTAGAGCACCTGCCGGTTCCGCATGAGGATCTCGCGGCCCGCCTCGATCTCGAGCCCGTTCGCCTTGACGCCCACGGCGGTCGCCATCGCGTAGTCGCCGTACAGAGCCAGCGTCGTCGCCGGCAGGCCCTTGACGATGTAGACCGGGGCGCCAAAGATGCTCGGCACGATCCGGCCGCCGCCGACCGTGAGCGTGGTCTGCTGAGCAGACCAGAGCTTCATCAGATCGACCCAGCCGGCCTTGCTGCACACCCACGCGGCCGAGCCCATGATCGTCTCATCGACCTTGCCAACCACGTCGGCGAGGTTCGTCACCGTGGTCGAGGCGTTGGCCGCGACGGTCACGGTGTTGCCGGCCGCCACCGAGGCAGCGAGGCCAGTGATGGTCGGGTTTGACGCGTTGCCACCGAGCCACGCGGCGTCAAACTTGATCGCGTAAGCAAGAGCGAACCGCTCGGCCACGAGCCCTGCCACGTCGATCGGCGAATCCTCGATGAGGCTCCGCGACACGGCGACCGAGGCCCGCATCTCGTACATCGTCAAGTCGCTCGCACTGGTTGCGATGTCCTGGTCGGTCGTCGCCGTACCCTCGGCAACGAACGACGCAGTGGCGTCGCCGACCTTCGGGAAGCTGATCTTCTGCCCGTTAGGACGCACGACGGTTGCGAGTTGCAGCGCGACCGAAGCGTACTGGAGGCGGTTGACGATCGCCCCGTATAGCTCCTTCACGACGTACTCGGCACCGAGCGCGTCGTACGTGGAGCTCGTCTCGCCCATCGCCCGGATTTCGCCGGTGTAGAGCTGACGCAGGTAGCCGCCGACGGCCGCCGCCGCCTTTGCGGACGAGAACGCCCGCACGCCAGACCGGATGTCGACCGGTTGCGACGCGTTGTCGTCGCTGGCACGCTCGACCACCGACCGCGGCTCGCTGGCGGCGCTGACCGCCTGGAGGGCGGCGAGGCGGGCGTCGAGGTCACGCTCACGCTGGGCGGCACCGGCCACCTCGTCGGCACGCTTCTCGGCCGCCGACAGACGCTCGGCGATGCTCGCCGCGTCGGCGTCATCCTTCGGCTCTACAGCGCGGAGGTCGGCGATGGTCTTGGTGAGCGTGGCGGCCTCATCCTGAAGCTGGGCGAGCTTGGGGCTGGGCATCGTGCCCTCCTGAATGTTTCGGGGTAGCAAACCTTCCAGAAAACTAAGACAGCGCCACCGACCCGCTGAACTGACGAGTTACTTTTTGCGCTCCGCGACGCACCGCTGGCACTGGCAACGGCAGTCCTGGACGACGCGTCCATCTGGCTTCCACTGGCCGGCCACGCAGGTCTGCCCGCAGTCGCACGCCTGCGGCGACGGCTCCGGGTGCGGCGTCGCATCCACGACCATCGACGCACGTGCAGCCGATACCGCAGCGGCGGCTCGAGGCACCTCGCGGTTGATCGTCGCGGCGTCGCTCGACAGCCAGACCAAAAGCGAAACCAGCCAGCGCCACAGTGCCATCAAAGCCCCCTGCCGTGATCGACAATCGGGTAGCCGTCCTCGCCAATCGCGTGCTGCACAATGCGGGCGTCGTGTCGATGCTCAAGCGGTTGCTCAGCGAACGCGGCCACCCAGAGCAAGGTCTTCGCTGCACGTGCGATCCACGACAGCACCGGCCGGTCGGGCGGCTGCGGCGTCGCCGGCGTGGCAACCCATACGCCGAGAGCGAACGCGGCGATGACTGCGAACGCGGTCGAACGGTCAACGGTCATGGCAGCACCTTGTCTGGCAGGGATGGAGCGAGGAATCCGCCGTTGTCGAGATCACGCCAGCCAAAACCGGCGACAGAGCCGACGGCGTAGGAGTCAGGTTGCGAGCCGAGCATCCGCTCGGCGGTTGTGCGGCGAACCCAGAAGGATCCTTCGGGCATGTCGTCGGGCCACTTCGGCCCGCTGATCCATCGCGGCCCCCACGAGTTGAGACACAACAACGCGTCTTCTGGCGATCCGTTCTTTGCATAACGGACAGCGACAAAACACATGCAGTGTGCCCAGCTACCGCTGGCGGCTGCGTAGCCGTGTTGGTCTCGCACGCTTGCGAAGCCCTGCATCGAGCAGACCGGAACCGGGAACCCTGCCTCTATCGCTGCGGCCGCCTCGGCGAACGTCTTGACCATCGCGACGTTCTGTGCTGGATGCTTCTTGGCGATCGCGTCGAGCTTGCCGCCGTCGCCCTGGCCGCCGTTGCCGTACGCTCCCCACTGTTTTGCACGGTCTGGCGAGTAGGTAAGCAGGTCGTGCCCGCCAACCTGCTCGCGGTAGACCACGCCCCAGTCACGCACCCATCGGGCGGCGGCAGCGCCGTACGATCCATCGGACCATCCGCCAACTGGTGACGAACCGTCGCCGCTTCGGCCACGAGCTTCAACGCGGCTCCCGCCGTAGACTGCTTCCGTGGACGGGAACGGCGGCGGGTTGGCAAGCCGGCCAGTCTCCCAGTCGACGCACTGGGCGACGTAGACGCCGTGAGCCCAGCCCCACGAAACACAGTCGCCGATCCCTTGCCGCTCAACGATCCACGGCTTCCCGTAGAGCGCGGCGTGGGCCTTGTACGCGGCCCGGTAAAGGAACGTGTCGACGCCCTTGGCCTCGCGGATCGTCTCCGCGCCGGCGTCGCGGAACAGCGGTTGCTCGAGCTCGGAGAGGAACCGCTCGACGCCTTCAGGGTTGGGCGTGTAGCCGTACTGGCCCTCCGGCACGCGGTCGCCATAGATGCCGTGGACGACGGCGGCGGCCGCCAGTCCGATCAGAAGCAGGAACACGCCCCAGCGTGCGAGGCTAGCGCGTGGCATCGGCTGCTGCCCTCGCGACCTCGCGGTAGGCCGACACCCACGCCGACCGCTGGGCCGGCGTCAGCGGCCCGCCAGAGGTGCCTGCGGTGCGGTCAAGGAAGTCCTTGATCGCGGCACGTGCCCGCGGGTATCGCTCGCCCAGCGACACGCCGCGAAGCCGCAGGTCGAACGCACGCACTCGCAGGTCGTCGAACGCGACGCCGGTACGGATCAGCGGCTCGGTCTGCATGGCGTCCCACTCGACCTCGGCCGCGAGCTCGTCGAACATCGCCGCCACGGTCGCGGCGTCGCCGGCGGCCTCGGGTCCGACGAACGCACCACGCAGCACGATCGCCGCGTCGGGGGCTGGTCCGGGGGTCGGCGTCGGCTCGGTCGATCCGCCCGACCGCCACACGAGAGCGGCAGCGAGCAGCAGGGCAGCACCGGCCAGGTGCCGGCGGTCGAGGTGCGGCAAATCGACTATGCCGGCGGCCTTCTTGATCTGCTCCAGAATCTGCGGCCCCGCCATCGCATACGCGGCGGCGACCACAAGTGCCACGCTCAACCACGTCATGCTGCGGCCCTCACGAGCGGCAACAGTTGCTCGATGGCACCGGACGCGATGGCGACGACCAGGGCACGCACCGGAGACCGCACGAGCAGCCAGAGCGGGTAGACCGCGGCCGGCACCGCCTGGTCGGCGACGGCGTCAAACAGGCGTGCCACGGCGTCCACGGCGAGCGCCTTTTTCTGCGGCCCCGTCAGGCTCGCCACCATGTCGAGGCTCGTCATGACCAGACGCAAGAGCGAGAGCATGAGCTCGCCAAACTCTGACCACGTGAGCCCGTCTGCGGCAGCGAGCGACGCGGCCTCGATGAACGCGGCGACCTTGTTGATGAGCCCATCGGATGCGTCGGAAGCGGCCTGCTTCGCGGCGACGACGGCGGGCACCGGCACGTTGACCATGGCGACCTCCTAGCCGGTGACGATTCGCATACGTGCGGACGCTGCGGCGGCAGCGGCTCGAGCACCGGCCAGCGTCGAGAACATCACGCCGCGAGACTTCGGCGTGAGGAACTCGTGGTCAGCGGTGCCCTCGGGGTAGTCGTCGATCCAGATGTCGATATCGAGCCCGGCCGCCGCAGCGGCGGATCGCTTCTGCGTCTTAGGCCCGCAGAGCACGACCCGCGACACGTCAAGATCGGCGAACGCCGACCGGATTTCTTCGCGGTTTGACTCGGTGTCGTCGCGCCGCGAGATGCACACGACTTGATTGCCGTCGGATGTTGCCATGGCGACGAAGGATCGCCACAGCCCCGGGGCGGCCGTAAACGTCTGGTCGTAATCGAGCGAGATCAGCAGCCCGCGGCCCTCGGCCCTGTGCTGGACAAGCCCGCGGGCTTCACGCCAGGCAGACAGTGATCGAAGGCCGACGGTGCTGTTCGGGTAGGCCGCGTGCGTCACCGGCGACACGTCATAGATCGCGGCCTCGGTGATCGTCCGCGTGACGTTGCCAGCCGGGTCTTCGTCCCACTGTTCGCCCTTGGCGTCCACCAGCGAAAACGCGAACGACGAGCCGTAGATGTATCGGTCGCGAATCAGCGGCACGACCTCGGCCGTCGTCGGAGTTCCGACCGGCGGCGTGGCACGAAACACAAGCCCCTTTTCGGTTTCTTGGATGTCAAGCGTGCCATTCGTCGTGCGGCCGAGGACCGCGGAATCCTGGTGGTTGTACTTGGCAACAACGTCGGCCTTGCCACGCGGGTCGCTCGGCGACCGTTCCAGGTACTTCTTGAACGCCCCCGGCATGAAACGCTCCTTGAAGCCGCCGAGGTCGACCGACCACTTATTCCATGGTGGTGCCATGCCGACGATCACGGGGCGTCCGTCGTCACGTGTTTCCACGCGGAGCTCAACATCTGCGTCGCCAGCCTGGGCCAGGTATCGCGTCTCAATCGTGCTCATGCGCTGTCTCCGTCGATTTCGGCCGGCGCGTCCGACAGGTCCGAAACGCGCTTGCCGACGGTGAACTCGGTGGGCTGGTCGTCTTGGTAGACGCGGACGCTCGCGGCCGGCTCGTCCATGGTCGCGGTGATCGCAAACGGCGAGCCTTCCACGCCGAGTACGCCGTCGACCATCAGGTGCTCGATGACGCCGTCGCCGCCGTCCCAGTAGACGCGCTGCCCGACGCTAAACCCGCCTGCTTCCTGCACGTCCTCGTAGGATGAATCGGGAACTTCGTTCATCGCCAGCAGGTCAAACGACGACGCCTCGGCCTGCGACGCCGCGGCGTTCAGCGTCGAGAAACCCAACTGCATAAACGTCTGATCGGCGGCTGGCTCGCTGATCAGATCGAAGTCTTCCAAATCGCGGATTTCGTTGGGCGTGATACTGCCCATGTTGAACATCGATTGATACAGCGCCGAGCGGCTCGCGTTGTCGCCACGCAGCAGCCCGCGGCTGTCTAGCTTGACGTACACGTCTTCGCCGTAGACCGGCTGGAGGGCCATGTCGAACGGCCCTTCCATGCGGTGCTGCCACGGCAGCAGG